TAATCCCTTAATTTTAGTAGGCAGTTTTTGGACGTACCCAGGTCTCAATGTTATTTGATCTTTAGTATTTTAGGTTGTTTTTCTTTAGGCAGATTTCTAATAACACGGATATGTAGCATTCCGTCTTTTAGCTCTACACTTGAAACTTCCATGTATTCACTTAGTTCAAAGATTCTTGTGAATTTACGTGCAGCGATTCCCTTGTGGACCACCTCTGCGTCTGTTACTTCTGTAATTTCACCTGTAATCCAAAGACTTCCATCTTCAATTGATACAGTTAGATCTTCTCTTGTGAATCCAGCAACTGCCAGCGATAGCTGGTAGTTGTCATCGTCTAGTTTTAATAAATCATACGGCGGAAAAGCTGTATTGTTTACCTTGCTTAGACTATTAAAACGTTCCAACTCTCGGTTGAAACCAATAAAAAATGGATCTTTAAAAAGATCCATGGCGAATTGTGTTACCATTTTTGCTCCTTTTAAGCGAGTTAAATTAGTACCCCCTATAGGCAGGTACTAATCAATTATATCATTTAGACAACCAAGATTGCAAGTTATTTTTTAGACTTTGATCTTGCTTTGGCAAGTGCTTCAAAGTCCTTTACTTTAGTATCTCCTAGGTATCCCCATGCATGTCCGTCTGCAATCATTTGTTCGTTTATTGATACTGTCTGGTCATCAACAAATAGCCACCCCAAAATTCTTCCGTACTTTTCTGAAGAGTCCATCTTTTCTGTTTTAATCTTAATACTTTTAGCATCTTTTAATTTATACTTAAGGTATTCTTTTGCTTCAAGACCCAACTTCTTTTCTGCTAGGTCTTTTGTTCTAGACTCTGGTGTGTCTATGCCAGCAAGCCTTACTCTTGATGCAAATAATATATCAAAACCAAGGTCGATGAGGACATCAATTGTGTCCCCATCAACTACGGCCTCTACTTTTCTAACATAGTATTCGTACATTACTTAATCTTCTTTGGTGCTACTTTTTTTGCAACTGGATTAGCTGGTGCTGCTTTCTTTACTGGTGCGGGTGCCAACTTATTTAAAAGAGGTGCATTCTCTTCTCCAGCATACACTGGTCTACCCCAACCAACAACTGCATTAAGTAGTTTCTTCTTGTTGTCCTTCACATACGCACGAGTTTTTTCAACACACATTCCGCCATTGCGCTGATCTCCTTTTGCTGTTCCAGAAGTATTTCCTTCAATAACCTGAATTGTTCCATCTCCATTATTTTTAATGCATAGACCAACATGTGAAATGCGATTTACGCCATCATCTGGGAAATCAAAATAGATCCAGTCGCCAGCCTGTGGGTCATCATTACGTGCATCTGACCAACGTCCTTCTTTCTTAAACTGATCCGAAGCTGCTACTGTTGATGCTGACTTTGGAAACTTTGCTACACCAGCTGTGAAAGCACACCAAGAAACGAACGATTGGCACCATGGCTGGAAGTTAACCTTCATCCATGCACCATACTTTGTTTCATTGTCTTTTGGACCTTCAATTGTTCCAATTTCTTTTTTTGCAACTTCGATGATTGCCTCTAAACTTCCTTTTGCTGCCATTTTATTTCTCCTATTATCTACTTAGATTATTTACATGTAAAATTGATAGTGTTTCTATATTTACATGCTCTGGTACCATTAAAGCCCATCTAATTGCATCTGCTACATCTTCTGGGTTTAAACAATTATTCCTATCACGATCACCACGGCTATTTACATTGCCTGGTGCTATCTCTGTTACTCTAATATTCTTGTCAAACAATTCAAATCTCAATATCTCTGCAAGCGCTACTTCTGCATGCTTTGCAACTGTGTAGCTGCTTCCTCCACGATAAACAAAGTGGCCTGCCATTGATGTAATTAATACAACATTGCCTCCACCATTTTTTATCATTGATGGCGCTACAGTTTTTGTCATATTCATTGCGCCAACAACATTTAAATCATAAGCTTTTTTCCAGTTGTCAACATCATCATTTAATATGTTGTTAGGTAGGTTAAATCCACCGCCTGCGTTATTAACTAATGCATCTATTTTTTTATCATAGATATATTTGCTAAACTTTGCTACCTCTATATTATTTGTGATATCCATTTGATAAACTTCTATATCATCTGATTCTATAGACTTAAGCTCATCTATACTTCTTGCAATTGCTATAACATGAAAATTATTTTCTGCAAGCAGCTTTGCTGTTGCCTTGCCTATGCCAAAGGAGGCTCCAGTCACTACTACGGTTTTCTTTAAATTTTCCATAAATCCCAGTATACCATTTCTATTAATTACTATATAGTCTTTGCTATATGCTTGACTATCTTTTCATAGTACTTTTGAGTCATATGGTCATTTAATAAAATCTTTAAAGGTTTTTTAGGCTGCATGTATGGCTCAATCATGTCTGTGCCTAATATCTCGTCTACCCTTATAGGGGCCTCCAGCCCTCTTTCTAAGCATTGTTTTCTAAGCTCCTCTACAAACACTAGGTGCTGCTCATATCTCCGCTCAAACTCAATGTCTGGGTCACTTGAATTTATTCTCCACCCATTAGTTATAATACATATGAACTGTGGTAGTGGCTCCATAAATACTATACGGCATTTATCAAACTTATTTAAAACATTATCCATGTATTGAGATACTACATCTGCAGCAGATTTATAGTTATTTAGATGTGTTTGTGGTAGCCAATTTCTAATGTCTATGTATCCAAGCCAAGGTATAACAATATTTCCATCCTGATTCCAATTATCAAGAATATATTTCTGTGTTCCGCTTGCAAAGTTTTCAAAATCATAATTAAGGGCAGATCGTCCTGGGTGTGAGGACATCCATATTTTTATATCTGAGTCTTCATACATTCTTAATGAGTCTCTGAGCCAAACTTCGTTACCGTTTTCTATGTATCTAGTTACGTAATTCTGATCGGAGTCTTTAAACTCCAATGCAACGTTTTCCCTAAGAAAAACATCTGGCACACAGTTACCTAGTTTTGCTGTGTGTGAGTCTCCAACTATTAATATATTTCTCATCATATCTCCATTATACTATTTATTGTATCCCCAGATGGGCTCGAACCATCGACCCGCAGATTAAAAGTCTGCTGCTCTACCAACTGAGCTATAGGAACATTGGGCAGTTTTAGTCTTACCCAGGACATTTATTTTGTTTATTTAATAAACAAATCAGCGTTCATTACTTTTGTCCATGCTAAAACAAAATCATTGACAAACTTTTCTCTAAAATCATCTGAGGCATATGCTTCAGCAATTGCTCTAAGCTCTGAGTTTGATGCAATAATTAGGTCCACGGTAGGCATTCCTGCCGCTTCGTCAACATTTACATAAGAAAGAATCTGAATTAGATAACCATTATCTAGCATATTGTTATTCAACATTCTCATTCCAGAAAGCAAAACTACCATTTCTACTGGATTCAATCCTAAAAGATTAGCTTTTTCTACCAATAAAACTTCTTCTGGTGCAGTTATTTCTGGGTCAGTGTAGTTTCTAAATGCATCAAACTTTGGTTCAAGGACTGCAAAAGATTTAACATCCGTTTGCTCTTGAGTTGCATCTCCTCTACCAAACTTCATAATAGGATCAACGTTGACGTTTCTATTAGCTGCGGCTTGTTGTATTCCAATTAATCCACCTAAAACAATTAGGTCTGCGAGAGATACATTAAACTTTTCTTTAATAGGATTTAAAACAGCAATCACTTTAGCAATGGCATTTTGATCAAAGCCAGACCATAGTTTTTGTGGGGATAAAACTATACGTGCACCGTTAGCTCCACCACGCTTATCTGTTTTTCGGAATGTAGATGCAGATGCCCAGGCAGTTTTTACCAGATCAGATGGAGATAAATTAGAAGAAAGAATTATTTCCTTAATTGCATTTACGTCTTCTTCTGTTATATTATCTCTAGTGGGATTACTTACTCTGTCCTGCCAAATAAACTCTTCTTGTGGAACTTCTTTACCAAGATATCTTGAAATTGGTCCCATATCTCTATGTGTAAGCTTAAACCATGCACGAGCAAATTGATCTGAGAAGTAGTCAAAATCTTCAAGGAATCTACGTGAAATCTTTTCATATTCTGGATCAAACCTTAATGCAAGGTCTGCCGTTGTCATAACTGGAGCATGAAATTTACCATCGATATGTGCGTCTGGCACTAAATTAGCGGCAGAGTCATCTGTTGGTATCCATTGAGTTGCCCCCGCTGGTGACTTTGTTTGCTTCCAGTCATAATTAAATAATAACTTAAGGTATGAGTTATCCCACTTAGTTGGAGTAGCAGTCCAAGCACCTTCGATACCACTTGTTATTGTGTCTTCTGCGTTACCTTTACCAAATGAACTCTTCCAACCAAGACCTAAATCTTCAACAGGTGCAGCCTCTGGTGCTGGGCCCACGTGTGATGGATCTCCTGCTCCGTGTGCCTTACCAAAAGCATGTCCACCAGCAATGAGTGCAACAGTTTCTTCGTCGTTCATTGCCATTCTTGCGAATGTCTCACGAATGTCTCTTGCAGAAAGCAATGGGTCTGGGTTGCCGTTAGGTCCTTCGGGGTTTACATAGATCAAACCCATTTGAACTGCAGCAAGAGGATTTTCCAGCTCACGATCTCCGCTATAGCGATTGTCTGCAAGCCATTCTTTTTCTACACCCCAGTATGTATCATCTGATTCCCAAACATCTGCACGACCACCAGCAAAACCAAATGTCTTGAATCCCATATTTTCAAGCGCAACATTACCTGCAAGAATCATTAGGTCTGCCCATGAAATTTTCTTGCCGTACTTCTTCTTGATTGGCCAAAGAAGTCTACGAGCCTTATCAAGGTTTCCATTATCTGGCCATGAGTTTTGCGGAGCAAATCTATGTAAGCCTTCCCCAGAACCACCACGTCCATCAGTTGTTCTGTACGTTCCAGCAGAGTGCCACGCCATACGAATAAAGAACGGACCGTAATTTCCGTAATCTGCGGGCCACCAGTCTTGCGAAGTTGTTAGCAAGACATTAATATCATTTTTAAGAGCATCAAGATCTAGACTCTCAAACTCTTTTGCGTAATCAAAATCTTCTCCCATTGGATTCGATTTTTCTGAATGCTTTCTTAGCGGTGATAGGTCGAGCCTATTAGGCCACCAGTCTGCATTTTTTGTTGCATTTATATTTGATGAATGCCCAGTTACTGGACACTTTGCTTCTGTCATTTTTTTCTCCTTATATAAGCGATACTACGTATCGTACCCCTGGCTGGGATCGAACCAGCGACCTACAGATTAGAAGTCTGTTGCTCTTCCGCTGAGCTACAAAGGTGTGCGGCAGGTAGGACTCGAACCTACGATTACCGAATTATGAGTTCGGGGCTTTAACCAACTAAGCTACTGGCGCCTAGCTGAAAGTATACCTAATATACTTAATTTTTGTCAATAGATTGTTCGACTATTTGCTGCACGTACTCAGAAAAATGTTTTCTAATTGATCCCATTGGTCTTGACCCAAAAGACTCCCAAAGCCTTTTATACTCAACAATATTTGAAAATGTTGTCGGGCAGACTATAGTTCCATTATACTCCCTAAGTACGGTTGGTAGCGGAACATGCTTGCTGCAGCACTTGCATTCTTTTGCTTTTTCTTGGTATTCGCTCATATTATTTGCATCCTGTCCATTGCTTCTCTTAAGTCTTCAGGCATTCTTGGCGCCCTAATCATATTATAACTTGTTGTTTCAGGATCATCTTTTGATCCAAAATCATTGTCGTAACTCATTGATTCATATGTATGTATATTTATCTCTTGGTTGTTATCAAACTTTGTTCTACTTATTGAATTAAATATAGCGCCACATGTAGCATCTGCCAAGTCCTTAGAGCCTTTTCTTGGGTGGTCAACCTTGTCTCTCATAATTCTAAGTTGGCAGAGTTCGTCAATAAGCAAAGGTATGTGTGGACCAATCAATCTTTCTTCCGCAACGATCATGGCCATATCATCATAATGTTTTTTAGCGACAGACAGAATCTCTGTATTGATGCCATATTGTTTTAGTTGTTGCATCATATCATGAGAGTTCCATCTGTCAAAGGTACATACTGCTATATTGAATCCCCTTGTTTTAAGAGACAGAATATAGTCTTTTACTTCAGTAAAGTCTACAGATTTATCTGGGGTTGGGGTCCAGTATCTAACAGCGTCAATCTCTACAATTGGAGCAGGCTGTGAATATGTGTCTGTTACTTTAACATTGACCCACCTATTAACGTGTGCCATAGTAACGGCACAATGGTCATGCTTCTGCGCCAAGTCTACGTGGATATAATATTTTTTGTCTGGGTCTGGGAGAAACCACTCTTCCAGTCTTCCAAATGTATCGACTGCTATCTGCCCTACGCTAAAAGCTTTTTCTACTTTTTCTCTTGATTTAAAAAATGCATCCACTGCGTCAGGTGGCATGCAAGCAAATCTTGATAAAGCATCTGTTGGATTTGTATAGAAGGCTGTTTTAAAGTCATCAATTTTTCTAACTGGGTTGATCTCCCAAGTTGGGCGCTTAATAGCATATACTTTAGGTATCTTGTAAGATATGATATGGTCTTCTTCCCACTGTATGTCAAATTCATTTCCTTCTGTGCCATCAGGAATCTCCTCATACATCTTAAATTTATGACTCCTAACTACAGTTTCTTTTTCACCAATTACAGCATCGTATCTTTGCTGTATATAATCATTCTTAAATCTTGGGAATGATAGCAAAATGACTTTACCAAAATCTGGAAATCTTGAATCAACTGATGCCCTGTACATATCATACACCGCACTACCAGTTTTTGCTTGATCGTGGCCAGTTGTATTTTCAATTGCAAAACCAGAAATCTCATCAAGAATAACAACGATAACGTTGTATCCTTCCCACGCTTCTCTTTCAGAGTGTCCAGAGTGAACCGTTATTGCTTTGTTAAATTGTATTTCAGATGCCTTTGAATAGTACTTCCCAACAAACCATGGCGACTTGTCTATACGGCTTCTAAAGCCTTTAAAAAATACATTGCTTGCTTGCTGAGAGTTAATAGCAATATTGATAATATCAATTGAATCTCCAGGAGGTTTTCCATAATACGTTGCTGGGTCTTTTAGGCACAATAGCAAATAAACTATGTACGCAACTGCAATTGTTGAGCAGTAATCTTTTCCAGAACCTTTTCCTAGTTGTGCAACCACCTCATTAGCAGTTTGTTTAAATCTGATCTCGCCTTCTTCATCTCCAAATAATTTTTTAAGTGTAGATTCTTTATAAATTTGTGAGCTTTTTTCAATCAAAGTATATTGATATTCTGAAAGTGGTGGGAGACCCAAGTAGTTTGGGTCGTTTACAAATGTCCTTAAGTCTACTGGCTTTTCTTCAAACTCTTCGCCATCTAGAATATCTATTAAATCTGAGAAATCAAAACTCATATGACACCGAGTGGTACATTTAGATATACAAAAATTTTATTAGAATGCGTGTATCTTATATCGCTTTCTAGAGCCAATACCTCATGAGCTATGTCTGATCTATGAACCAACATGTCTCCCTTTTCTGGCTTATACTTTATTCCAAGCTCTGGATATGATATTTCGGCACCATCGTATTCATTAAAATAAAATATCACTCCATGCGTAGTGTACTCTGCTGGGTAGACCGTCTCTCCTTCTTTTATATTTGAATTTGATTCGAGTATGTGCAAAGAATCGTGATTGTCTTTATGCAAATTCCATGTCTGACCTTTTATAAATTTTACAAGGCTAAGGTTTTCTCCAAGATAAAAATCTTTTTTTAAAATAGAATTTATTTTTTTATGTATTGGTAGTAGTTGATTTATTTGTTTTTTTGTAGACTTATACCAATCTCTTTCAAACCACATGTGTTCTGGAATTTTGCTGGCTGATTCAATAATTAAATTGCACTCTTGCTCAGGAATAAATTTTTTATACACCCATATGCCATCGCTTATTTGCTTAAACTTATCAACACTTATAGAAAATGGGAATGTACTAGATAGCATCTGACTCGTGGATCAGTACGCTCTCAACAATACCTGTTATTTGAGACAACCTTTTTGCAACATCCATCTTGCATTTAGGGCAACCAGCAGTAACCTCTTTTAAAATTCCTACAAGGATATCTTGCTTTCTTTCTGTTTCAGCAATTTGAGATGCAATTTGAGTATTCTCTAACACGCCTACAGATTGAAGCATAGCTATTCTTTTTGTTTCAATGTCCGCAATTAATTTTAGGGCGCCCGCCTTTACGCTAAGCTGTCCTTGGGTGTCTGCATCCTCTACGGTCTTCCAGGCCTCTTTAATTAGCATTGCATAATGTTCGTCTGCTCCAGAGATTGCCTCTCTTGCACGATCTCTTAAATTAGTATCGTTATGTACTACAGACTTCCACTCATCAACATACTCAATGACCTCTTTTCTGGAGAATCCTGTGTTTGTTGCTATTTGTGTTGCGGAGTTACCCTTTAGCAATTCTTGAACAACTCTGTTCATTCTGTCAAAGTGCACCGCTGGCTCTAGTTCGCTCATATATAAATTATACCATGTTTTAGTTGACTAAGACTTATTGGCAATTTTAAGAAGAATCAGATACCCAATTAAATCATCTATGTCATTGTCTCCTGGAAACGCTTGATCGTTTTGAATTCTATTTAGCTTATCGTCAATACGGACTCTAATTTGTTCTTTTGAGTCTGCCTTTGAAAATATACGAATAGGTTCAAGTGCTGAGTTTCCGTATGATATATTCTTTTTAATTAGCATTTCTGCCATCTCTAAGCACTCTACAATTATCTTATGTCCAGAAGGAGCATCTGTTGCTATTAGCTGTAGGTCTGTTATCCAAGCCTGGTATCCGCCAGCCTTGTTTGGATAATCTGTCATTTTATTCCTTTGGCTTTAATACTGCAATGAACTGCTCATTATTGTTTAGATCAGTATTTGTAGTTAGTATGTCAATAATAAAATATCTTTCTAGAATTGTCAAGATGTCTTTGTTCCCATCATCCATGAGTCTGCGTCCATGAACTACAAATTTGTTTGACATATTAACAAGATCTTCTAGGTACGGAACTAGATACTCCTCTTCAATATGGTCTAGTACGGAAAGGGCAAGTATCGCATCAAACTTTTTCCCCTTTAAGCTGTCCCAGTCAGATGTATATGTTGACCTTGATTTGTCAAATAGTCCATCAAAGTTGTTTACAAGATCTACAACATTTGGTATATCATATGCTGTTACATGGTTGAATGTCTGAAGAATAGAATCTATGTTTCTTCCAACCCCCGCACCAAATTCAAGGGCAGATTTTCCTTCTCCCATTGCATCAATAACTTCATTGTATACGGAGGTTTTGTTTAACTCAGTAAAATAATCTACGCCTTTTTGCCCAACAAGAGCATCCCAAAAATCTTTCATTTTTTTCTAACCAACCCAAATTCTTGTAAATATCTCTGTATGGTCATAGCAGAGACCCCGCATTCTTTTCCTATTTCAGTAATAGTTTTCTTTTGAACGATATATTTTCTATATAGCCAATCTTTACTTTGATATAGCTTCATCTTTTTGTAAGCACCTGGTTACTGTAGTGTGCTATGCCAAAACTATCTGCAACATCAAAATCTGAAATCTGTAGGGAATACTTTTTATTAAAGTAATCTACAGTTCTTTGCTTACGCATATTTCTTAATTGATTTTTGTACCATGACTCTGCATACCCTGGGTTTGCCAACCTTATTGCAGACTTTTCATCTTTTGTCGGATTCTTGTTGCCAATGTACGCCTGCCATGCGGATGGGCTAATAGTAATAACCTTAGCACCAGTAGACATAAGCTCAGCAATAACAACTCCATAGACATATGACAATTTTATCACAGCATCAGGTGATCTGACAAGTATGGCACCCTCAACTACTATATAATCACTCTTTAGCTCATTTAACATCATCGCCATTTTATTTTTTGCATCATAAATTTTTTCATATATGTCTTCGCCAACAAGGTTAATCTTGCCCCACTTAAGCGGAACATCGCCCTCCATTAAACAAAAAGCTATAGAGTTTGTTGAAGCATCTATGCCCAATACCCTATTTGCTTTTGTTTTTACAAGGCTAGCTAATTTCATCAAGTATGTCCTGTAACAATTTTCTAGATTTAGAGTTAGTCTCTTTTAGACATGAAGAGCAAATATTGTCTGAGTTATATCTGCTTAGCTGAGATTTGCATTTTTTGCAAAGTCTTACTGCGCCCTTTTTGATAGCCTTTTTCTCATAATACTTTTGCATAATTCTTTTATTAGTTGCAACTCGGCAACATTCGTCAGAGCAATACTTTTGATTATGTGTTTTTGAATCAAACTCTTTGGCGCATTCGGTATTGGCACAAATCATATTTTAGGCACCTTGTATAAATCTATTTCAACTGTGCCGACTGGACCAGACTTGTCATAGCAAGCTTTTTTAACTGGGCAATAGGTGCAAGGCATCTTAGACTTTGTAGATCCTGGTGGCCTTATTGGAAGTTCTCCATTTTTAAAGTTATCCCAAACTTGCTCCATCCATGCAAAAGCTTCTTCAATTATTGCTTTGTTCTTTTCATTCATTGAAATTGGAATAATTAATATCTCTTGGGTGTTCTTGTTTTCATATAGAAAGAACCCCTCTTTAGCATTCTTTAGCTTCATATAGGTTAATAGCTGAAGCATGTGGTTTGCTGATGACTTCATCTCTGATTGTCTAGTGTCCCAAACCTCTTGCTTTGCCGTTTTAATTTCACCAATTACAGTTTCGCCATCATACTCCATAATTAGATCTATAAATCCTCTAATAGGTGGATACTCACTAACAATCTCTTCTTCCTCAGCTTTCCACTCAGGCATTGTGCTGATGAGCTTTTGGAGTCTTTCGTGAGCCTGTGTGCCCTGAGCCATGTTTGCAACTGCTACAGCATCATTATCATCAATAAATACAGCACCAGAAAAAGCCATGTACCAATATCTTGGGCATGTTCCATGACCGTATCCAAGGGAGCTTGGGCTAAAAGACTTCTTGGTCATCTCTCCATCTGCTCTTTTGGTATTACGATAAGACTCATCAAGCAACGCAGCAAATTTTTCTGGGTCAAAGAATTTTCCAGTGTGCTTTTTAAACTTAAGGTTCTTTACAATATCTCTAGCCATTTATGAGTTATACCTAACAACATACTTAAGTGCATCTACAAGTTTGTCTATGGACTCCTTTACTGAGTAATAGACATTCTTCTTATTGTTATTGACGGTTCCTGCTTTATCCTTAGCAATAGTAGAATAGACTGAAGACATGACTGCAAATTTAGTTGACATTGCCTGGAGCTCCATTATAAGCATTGGTGCCTTCGCTGACGGTACATCTGGTGTCATCAATAACTTAACAACAATAGCAAGTGCCTTATCAAGATGTTCATCTTGCATATATTCATGTAGATCGTTGAACTCAGTGATATCACTAATCAATTGAAGTGTATTTTTATCTTCCGCCATCTTTAATCCTTTTGTCCCACTTGTCAATGAATAGCCCAATTGGGTACCCTAATGTAAATCCTACCATTAATCCTAAAAGAAAGATATTCATCTTAATCTTCCGTCAACATATATATGATTTTCTTTTGCAACTTCAACTTTAATTGACGGGTTTACATCTTGCCATACCGTTCCTTCAATACGAACTTCACGGTCATATATTCCAGTAGAAACCTTTTCCTGCACATCTTCATCTACCAATCGCAGCCATTCTTCTTCGCCATGCTTGGCGATACCGTCTGCCCATTCTTGTGATCCTGGGTAATCCCACTGTGCAAAAACTCTTACAAAAACCTTTTTGTTTCCTTCCGTTACTGCTTTTGCAGAATGAAAGTATGGTATGCCTGACGGGAACACGGTGACGTCACCTACACCTGGTTTATATGTAACAACATTTGGAATTTCGTCAATCTCATTTAAGAACTCAACTTCGCCACCAGTATAGTCATCGTTTACATATATTGTGATTGTGATAATCTGCTGGGATCTCGGCTGACCAACTCTGTGCTTATGTGCGTCAGTGTGAAATGTAATTGCAAGATTTTTTTCTGCATGAATATCGTGCTTTAAAACCTCAATGACTGAATAGTGCATTCTTGTTGAACCAGGGCCATTGAGCTCCCAATTATCAATATACTCTGGCCAGTATCCAGACTCTGACCACTCATTAATATAGTCGTCAAAAACTATTTTAAATATAGAATATAATTTTTCTCTAAAGTCATATAGGAATTTAATGTTTTCATCTTCAATTACATTTGGTCTATGCTTAAAATTAAAAAATGTCTTTTTGCCAAATGTATGCCAAGGAACCCACTGGTTGATTGGAGAACCATCTCTATGCTCTATAGGTAAAGTTCCATGATTATCTCCTCTTGTCGAGTCTTCCTCATGCACAATCTCAAACTCACTAGTATCATTTTCATATAGGTCCATTAAGTCATAAAACCTCTTTAGCTCATCTTTATCAAAAAGATCTCTATATATAACAACCTGCGGCATAACCTGATATTTATTCATTATGTTCCTCCCAGAACTGTATTAACTCTTCTAAAACCGACCACTCTATTATTCCCAGCCTAACCTTAGACTCAGAACCAATAATAATTTTTAACGCTGGGTGCATATCTCTATTCACCCTAAATGTATCTGTGCATATCTTTGCCCAGTTATCTTTATTCAAAGTAAAAGAAACGCCAGCTTCTTTATAGTCTACAAGGAATTGCTTCCACTGTGCGTCACCTTTTTGATAGTCTCCTCTGCCCGAATTTTTTTGAGCCTTGGCTCCATCTCTTTTTACTTCTGCTCGCTCTGACATTAGCCCACCCGATGTACCGTTTTATGTCCATCTTTACATGTCCAATACATTTCCAGAGTTTGATTATTAAAATAATATTCATGAACAAAAAGATCACATTTAGAGCATGGTCTCATTTGTTCTATAACTTCAACCCTATCATCTAATACTGAATCTTCTGGAATAGATTTATTTAAAAATTCATTAAGATTTGGCATCAATGTCCTTAATTAATTTATCAACAACTTCTGGGTTATCTCTTAAATAAGCGACAGCCTTTGCACGTCCCTGTAGTCTTTCTTCATTAACTGTGTACCAGGCTCCACCTTTTTCAACCGCTCCAACCATTTCTGCAACATCTAAGGTTTCTCCGACTAAGTCTACACCTAGTGACTCTCCTTGGTAATAGAAATCGTACTGTCCAGATAGGTTAGGGGGGCCGAGTTTGTTGTAATCAATAATCCAATTGACTGGTCTGCCAACCCTCTGTTCAATAATTTTGTCACCAACTTTAATACCAGCTTTGATAGCATTAGCTTCAGCCTCAGAAGACCAAAGTTTAATGACGGTGGAAGAGAAGAACTTGACTGCCATTCCTCCTGTCGGTATGTGGGAGGCATGCATAGATCCAAACTGATTTCTCTGTTGTGAGATGAGTACCAATAATGTGTTCTTGTTTGCATAGTTTAACATTTTGACTGCGTGAGTCATATCCTTTGCTTCAGCGCCGATTTGCTTTGTGTCTTGCAAATCTTTCATTTCATTTCCATCTTTTTCAAAATAAATAGCTGGCAATAGTGCTGAAATAGAATCAACAACAATAATATCTACGCCAGCATCCATTAGCTTTGTTGCTACATCGACCATATCGTTAACGGTTTTTGCTGGTGAGTAAATAAGGGAAGAAGAATCTACTCCAAGCATTTCTGCCCATGACTGATCATATGATGCCTCTGCATCAATCCATGCACAAGTTTTACCCTCTTTTTGTGCAAGAGCAATCATCTGTAAACAAAATGAAGACTTTCCTGCAGATTTATTTCCCCAAACAAGAACTTGTCTACCATAGCCTAATCCACCTTTAAGGGCCATGTTTAAGCCAATGCTAGGTGTCTTTTGCTTTTCAACTTTTACATCTTGTGCTGCTTTTACTCTTGCTCTTGTTTTTGGATCTAATCCTGCTAGGATGTCATCAATCGCTATAGTCATTTATTGTCTCTCTCTTTGATACAATTATATCATTAAAATAAATTGCCGTGAAGCTTTGGTCTAGCCTTATTTTTTTCCATTTTTTTAAACAAAACTTCATCAAGGCTGTGCTCTACAAATCCGCCATTTCTCATTGATGCATAAAGATCAAGAGTTCTAATTAAGATGTCGACCATCTCTTCTACAATTTCTTCTGACCCTTTATTTTTTCTAATAGCCTCCAGAACCTCTGTTACTTCAGAATGCACTAATGCCAACTTATTCCCAAACACATCAAAGTTTTTTGGTTGATCCCAAAAACCTTTTTCAATTGCAGTTTCGTGAAGCAGCGCAGAAAGAACATCAAGTCCATAATCTGTTGCTAGCTCTATTTCTTTATTCGAAACTTTCAATGAGCTGGTCGTTATTAAACCCTGATCCATCTTTATCCTTTAATTTAAACTTAAAAGATTGACTATCTGAATCGTAATCAACCTGCAACTCTTTATCTTCTGTTGCTGCATCAAGAAATGCTGCTGAAGGGATAGAGATTTCTTTTTGAATTTCTAAAATTGCTACTAAAATCTTTGAAACATTTAGCGATGCAAAAATATCCTGCTCTTCTGTCATTTATTTTCTCCTTGAACTGGTTTAATGCTATGGACGTTCCACGGCCTTCTAATTGAAAAGAAACCCATTGTTTCTCTTTTTTTCTGAGCCTCTATGCCATCTTCGTGGCTGACTAGATTCATTGAAACCTTGTCGGTCTGTGGGTCAAATTTAACAACAACGTGGCCCCCTAGATCTTTGATGTAATCAAAAAAATCTGGGTCATATGGGTTTACCGCCGTGTCGTTTGGTGGCAGATCATACTTATTTAAATGAGTCACTTGATCCCTATCAAACACAACCTCTCCAAAATTTTGAAATAGCAAAGTTAGCAATGAAGATGCATTTAGTCTATGAAAAAAATCTTCAACTTCATTGCTTCTTCTTTCGCATTCTTCTCTACTTACTGTTACTCCATCGTCCATAAAGACATCATGAGTGTGCATATTGGTTCCACCTAGCTCTCGTACAAACATAACCCATGTCATCTGGTTGACCAAGGGTTTTTTCTCCTTCTTCTTTTGAAACTAACTGTAATTTAAATTTATCTCCATCAACAATAGTTACATTTACGTAACCACCATTTTCTTTAATGTAGTCCATAAATGTATCTACATAAGTTGACTCTGCATTTAGATCCATCAAGTCTTCGGGCTTTTGATACTTAAGAATACCTTCTAGCTCTGAGATTGGTATCTCTATTGGACCCGCAATTTTTAAAATTGCAGTGAGCATATTAGAGGCATTAAGCCTGCCCATGACTTGCTGAAGTATATTTTTCTCTTCTGTCATGCTATGCCACGTCCATGCTTTATAAAATCTTGCAATACATCGTTTGTAATACATTCATGACATTCACACAACGTATCGTGACTACTGATCCTTGGCAAAATCACGGCAAGCACATCCTCTATGCTTACCCCACTCCTATAATAATGAAATCCGACTTGACCTAGATTTATGCTAAGGGCCCAGTTTAGAACATCAATGCCTCCCTGCAACAAATAATAATCTTTTAGCTGTTGTGTGGTGGTTATTTTATTTGGCTTGAATAGCTCTTCCATTTTTTTACGATTTTCAATTGAAATAATAAGTTTGTCTTCAAGAAATTGTCTTGTATTTGTCATAATATCTCCTTAATGTTTAAAGTTCCATCATCTAGTTTTGATAAAACAACTTTACATTTCATTCCCTCACGCATTTTTGCAAGAGTCATTTTGTACATTGCTGGGAAGGCGATGGCTCTAGTAAGGGTCTTATCTTTATCTGATAGAACTATGTGGCTCATCTGCTTGCCAGCCTTTGTTGTGTATGGTGTAAAGTTTACCACAAAGTACTCGTCCTTTTCAAGGTCATATTGCTTCCTATATAAATAGTCTACAAATATATCATTTGACTCTGGGTTTATATCGGAGACCTTCACGTATCTTGCAATTCTATTATCTCCAACAAGAATAAAATACATCTGGCCAGTCTCAATTTGTGTCTGCTCTGTATGGAATAAACCAATAGATCCAGTTTCATCTACCAGCTCTACTCTTGCCCAGCCGTTTCCTCTTTTAATAGACTTAACCATTCCAAACATAACAAATGATCCTAGATCATCAAACTCTTCAATTGGTCTTGCCTGTGCTTTAATTCTTGGGGGGATGCCTTCAAGATTAAATGTTGGAATGCCTAGGTATTCGTAGTAATTGTCTTTTTCATTTCCTTGCCTTTTGTTATCAGTAAACGCAGCACCGCCGATGGAGTTAAGAGCAGCAATAGCACGGCTATTAATGCCAGAACCCTTTTTCGATGCCTTATCAATAAAGTCGGCATAGTCACTGAACGGTCTTCTTTCTATTATCTTGTTTGCAATGCTGTCTGAAATAAACTTTACTTCAGCCAATCCGAATCTAATTGCGTTATCTTGTAGTGAAAAATAAACCTGAGACTCGTTGATATGAGGCAGCAATACCTTTAGGCCAAGTCTCTTTGACTCAATTAAATATTCTGTTCTTGCGTCTTTGTCATTTTCATTTTTAAGAATTGAAAACATGAACTCAAGTGGATAATAAAACTTAAGCCAAGCAGCATAATAACTAAGCATAGAGTAAGCAACAGCATGGGAGCGGTTAAAAGAATAACCAGCATGCGCTTCAAAATCATGCCATAGCGCCTCTGCTTTTTTCTTAGAAATGTGTTCTGAAGCCCCAGCAACAAACTTATCCTTGAACTGGTCAAATTCTTTTGCATCTTTTTTCTTTCCAATAATCTTGCGGACCTTATCAGCCTCTGCCCAAGTCATACCGCCCAAGTGTACGCATGCCTGCATAACCTGCTCTTGATATATAATAACACCATATGTGTTCTCGGTAAATGGCTTCATGATTGTATGCATATAATCTACGGCTTCATTGCCATTCTTACGAGCAATATATGCGGCGCCAACAGTATTCATCGCTCCAGGGCGAACAAGTGCGTTAGAAGCAGCAAGATCTTCGAACTTATCTATGCCCATTTTAATCAAAAGGTTTGTATAGGGAGTTGCTTCTGCTTGGAATACGCCCTTTGTATAGCCATCGTTTAGCATCTTGTAAACATTAGCATCATCCATAGTCATTTCAGAAAGATTAATTGTCTTTCCGTGCCTGTCTTTAATGGACTTTAATGTATCAGAGATCACAGATAAAGTCTTAAGACCTAGTGCATCTAGCTTAATAAGACCTATATCTGCAACCGTATCCATATCGTATGCGACGACTGGAATTCTTCCTGATACTTTATCTTGTGAGTCTTCACGAGACTCAACTGGTGCAAACTTTCTTAAATCATCTTTTGCAACAACTACGCCAGCAGCATGCACTCCAACTGATCTGATTCTTCCACGAAGCCTGTCGGCAAGCCAAACAACTTCTGGATACCTTAACCTAAATTCTTTTGTATTTGGAGAATCCATAAAATCTTCAAAGGTGTCTACAGACTTCAGGGCACGGTTAACCTCTTGAAGTGGAACCATAAATACACGGGAAGCATCTCTGACAACACCCTTATCTTTAAAGTATGTGTATGTAGAGATAGAAGCAACATGCTTAAATTTTTTCTTTAAATAATCTTTAACTTCTTTTCTGCGACGGTCTTCAAAATCTGTGTCAATGTCGGGAAAATCATTACGCTCTTCATTGATAAATCTAAAGAACAAAAGATCGTATTTAATAGGGTCAACATCGGTAATTCCTAATGTATAACAAACTAAAGATCCAGCAGCTGAACCACGGCCTGGACCAACCATAATATTATTTTCTTTAGCCCAATTAATCATGTCTCCAACAACAAGGAAATATGAGGCAAAATTTTTCTTGGCAATAATCCCAAGCTCTTCGTCAAGCCTATCCTTATAAATAGGGTCTGAGGCCTTCAGAAGCCTCTCTAAGCCCTTTTCAGCCAACTCCCTTAGTCTTTCATCAGCATCAGTCTTCGGGACTGGCAGGAGGTCTAGGCCTTGATGGAAGTCATATTCTCCAATCTTATCAGCAATTTCCATTGTATTCTCATAGATATCGGTACGGTGAATCCCAGCCTTGTTAAAGTCCGCCTCTATCTCTGAACGGCTTTGAATAAATAGATTCATATCTTGAAATGATATTCTTCTATCAGGATAAAGATAGTTAAATCTATCTAACATGTCCTTCATATTTCTGGACATGTCGAAATCCATGTCTTTATCAGCCTTTGGAGATGTGGATAGGATTAGTAATGCTTCTTCTAATATCCTATCTTCTTCTTTAGCAAAGTGGGCATCTCCTGTTGCCACCGCTTTAATTCCTAGTTCATCTGCAAGTTTTAAAAGGGTCGAGTTAATTTCGTGTGGGTTATGTGATTGAACTTCCACGTAAAAATCTTCCATGAAAGTCTGTTTAAAATCTTGAAGTATAAGCTTGGCTTCTGAGAGTTCGCCCTTTTCGATGCATTTGCTAATAAGTCCATTAAGACATCCACTAAGTACAATAATACCTTCCGCATATTATTTTAATACCTCTCTGTCAATACGTGGCTTATGATAAAAGCCTTCGTTCCAAGCAAGTTCTTGTAGAATATTTATATTCTCCAACCCCTTTTTATTTTTCGCTAGCAAAATAATATGGTTGTAGGCCTGAATAGACTTGTCTGTTTTAGACGATCTGTCAAACCTATCAGTTGGAGAAATGTACGCCTCAACACCAAGAATTGGCTTAATGCCAGTTTCCTTTGCGGCAATTTGCATATCTCTGTGTGAGGAGAGAGTACCATGGTCTGTAATTGCAATCGCAGTTTGCCCAGCATCTAACGCTGCTTGGCATAATTCTTTAGGTGAATTTAGTCCATCCATTAATGAATAGTATGAATGAACGTGTAGGTGTGTAAAACTCATTAATATCCGCCCATGCATTCGTTTCTAGTATGATAAAGTCTAATCTTTGTCATTGTTTTTTTATTTGGTGCATATAAATCTTCGCCACAACAAGCTGCCTTTAAATGCCATTCTTTTGCAAAGAAATCATATAGCATTCCTTTATAGTCCTTATACTTGTGCGCCACAAAAGTATCAAAAGGATCTGGTATCTCGTATGTGTTCATATAAGCATTCTACTAAATAACACAGGGGCAGTCAATAGACTGCCCCTGGTATTTAATTATTTACCAGTCTAAGTTGCTACTTGTTGCTGAAGGCTCATCTGCATGAGTGCTTTCTCCAGCAAAGAAAGCTTCTTGTTCTGTGTAAGGCATATCACGAACTGCTGAGGTTTCAAGATCAAACAGTTCTAGCGCTGAAGCATCAAATGGTGCTTCGTCTTTTGCCAAAGGAATGATTGTGTAACTTGTATCTGTTTTTGTTCCAGAACGCTTAACACGCCACATCAGATTAGTGATGCTTCCCATTTCGCCAGCATATTCAATTAATGTTGGGGTAATTGTTTTACCGCTTGACCCCTGAGAAAGGATAGCCACATATGGATCTTCCTTGCCATCATCAACAAGAACGTTAATGTAAAGTCGTGAACGACCCTTCCATCCAGCCTTGTAATCTTTACGGTGCTGCTCGCATCCGTAGCACTTACCTTGGTCTTCCATTGTGCAAAGACCTTTACGGCGATAATCTTTTGGATTTGTGTGCTCTACAGCAATAAATCCAAGCCCAGCCTTTTCGCTGTATGTCGGTGAGTCTGGATCCAGTTCCTGTAAGAAGCGAATCTTTACGCTCTCTGCATCTTCTAGCTTTACCCAACGACCTTTTGTTCCTTCGCCACCATTTGACTGCGGCTTGTCCATAACCTTATTAAGATCTTTTAGACCTTTTACTATTCCCATATATTTCTCCTTTGTAGTTGATGGTATAAATCCATCTGTTTATTATTTTTGATGGGTCCAAGATTGATATTCAATATTGGAAACTGCGTTTTTAATACAGGCTTTAATTTCCTCTTCGGTCATGTCGCCAGCATCTTTTGCATCATGTGGATATATCTTACCATATTCGTACGAAGCCCACAAGAGGTCTTTATTCTTTAATCTAGAAGCTATGCTATTAGCAAGCTCACGCCCAGCGTGATCAGCATCTGTCATTAAAGTAACTTTATTAAAATATCTATTTATTAATGCTAGGTTTTCTGTAGATATATGTCCTCCAAGTGTTGCAATAACATTGGGGAATCCAGCCTGATGCACACGGATTGCATCAAAGCTAGACTCTACAATAATAACATTATCACCTATTTTTTTAGCACGGTGAATGTTAAACATAGTTTTGCTTCTTGGTAAATTGGTGCTATTCTTAAATTTCTTTTCCGATATTGATCTGCCAACAATTCCTACTGGTAGTCCATCTGGACTATGCACTGGAACCGTAACCATGTTCTGCTTAGGTGAATATCCTAGAGAAAAGTGTGTTATTGCAGACATATCGATCCCTCTAGATTTAAAATAGTTTTGTGCTTCTTGACTTGCAACTAGGTCATTATGTAAATTCTTTAGTATCTCTTCTGGAAACTCTACGAACTCTGGCTTATCTTCTAGCATATCGTTTAAAAGGTCGTCAAAGTTTTCTAGCGTCTCCGCTTCCTTTGAGTAAACATATCTCATCGCTTCAAAGTCATTCTTATGTAAAACTCTTTTAACTAATTCTATTAGCGATCCAGTTTCGCCACATGATGGATTAAAACATAGCCATGCACCAGTTACTTTGCTTATACTACAACTTGCACTGTGTCTGTTGGAATGAAATGGGCAGTAGAAAGAGATCTCTATATCTGTTTCACCAGCTACCTGTAAGCCAAGGCTTTTTACTATCGCCTTTATGTGTTGCTTAGAGTATTGCGTGGAATCAGCTTTCCTTGCGTAATTGCTTCGTGCCGCCATGCCATCTTCTTTCCTACGTAAGTCCCATAGAGTGTCATTAGGAACATCCATGTTGTACCGTCAAATTCTACCGAAAAGTTAGTATCTATGTCAAGTACCCTAAGATAACCTTTGTCTCTCATCTGGTGAGTAAGCATACTTTCATATTGATGCTTAATGCGAACCATATCAGAGTCGTCTAAAAATTCAACTCTAACCTGAAATCTTTTTATCGGCTTGTGGTTCATTATTCTGGAATGGATTCTCATAAATCTCTTTTACGATACCTCTGTTGATATCCCAATCTAAGTATAAACCAAATTCGTGTCCATGTCGATTCTTGCGTGAAACAATCTCAATCATGTTAGTTCCTGGATATCTGTGCACAGCCATAGCCATATCTGCATCGTACTCGATAGCCTTTGACCATGCCACCTGCGACATCATCGGTGGGTTGTCTTGATCGGATACATCATCTGCGGTTGCTGCAGTAATATCAATAATAGGAATGTTGTTAGAAACCGCTAGCATTTTAAATTCACGAGAAACGTTTCTATTTCTTTCGACTTCAGAATTGCTTCGCTTGTTATCATTAAACAGCTGATGGTAGTCAAGGATAACCAAGTCTGGCTTATGCTGGTCAATCTTTCCCTGAATGGTCGCTGGTGTGACTTCTGTATTACCCTCATTTGAAATAAGAATAAAGCTATTCTTGTCAGCAAACTTCTTTGTAGACCATGAACGGAAGTCGTCAATATTAATATCTCCCTTTGAAAAGTCAGAAGCTTTAAATAGTCCAGAGCCAAGCATTGTATAAATACGATCACGCATATTCTCTGGTGACATTTCAAGAGAAACAATCATTGGCTTAAACCCTTGCTCCCACGCTTTGCATGCAAGGTAGGAAGTAAACCATGTCTTACCACGCCCTGGCCAGCCAATAGCAACGATAAGGTGTCCTGGAGCCATACCTGTTGGGTATGCCAAGTCTATGGCCTCAAAACCCGTCTTGATGCCTGGAGAACCGCCCATCTCGGCAGAGCGTACTCTCAGCAACTCCATATGTCTAATTGCTGCTTCGGCATCTGTAATGTCTAGATCTCGGACATTGTTAGTAAATCTACTTAGGCCTGCTAGCTGTGACTGCATGTTTTCAAGAACTCTAGATGCAGCATCTTCTTTAAGGGATGATCCTGCACGAAGAATAATAGTCTTAAGTTTATTTGAAATAAATTCATTCTTAAGTGTATCAAGGTAGTAACCCGTTTGGCCTTTGACATCAACTGGCTCAAAGTCCTTAAACTTCTCCTGCAATATTCCAGCCTCTGGCACAGCTTTAAATTTATAGTAATAGGATTTTAACCCATCCCAAATATCTTTATGTGATGTAAATAGGTCGTCTACGTTATCTGCAAGTAGTGTGCTTATATCTTTATTCTTACATACTGCTGAGATTAGTTCCGCTTCTGTATTCACTCTACTCCGCCTTGCTCTACCATCTTCTTCGTTTCTTCTAGTAACAAACGACGCTTCTCTTTATCTTTTTCAATCTCAGTCCTTACTGTATCCATTTTATCAAAGTTATATAGGAAGAACTGTATGGTGTGTCCATGCTTTGTTAAATGGAAATAGTATTCCAGTAACTCTTTTGCACGGTTAAATCCTACACTATCAATGACATCTTGCATAGCCCACTTCTCACGAAATTTATTAATCGATGCCTCTTTGCCATACTTCTCTTTATATAAATTTTGAAATAGGCTGAGAAGAATATACGGCTCTTTATTATTTGCCACGCTTTAGCTCTTCCTCGACCTCTTCTGTTTTTTGAATTAGCTTATTCTCAACAAAAGCATATACTCGTTCCGTGGCAGCATCTACTGTTTCGCCTTGCCTTACGTCATCTTCAATGCCCACGCCAATTTTAATACTCTCATAGTTACCAAGATTTCTAGTAAATGAAAGATCTACCTTTACTCTCGTTGTCATTTATGTTCCGCCTTCTTGTGTCTACTCAATGTATCGCTGGCAAAAATGCCCCAACGAACTTCTATGTCCCGCTTACAGATATCGCAAGTAACAGCCCTACCTTTTTCCATCTTCCACCTTTTTCACAGTCACGGGGCCGTTCTTAGAATTCCAATTCTCAACTTCTTTTTCTCTTTTTCTTTTCTTAGCAGCGCCAGTTTCAAGTTTATATATTGCAATATAGCTCACTACTCCGCCTTCCATACTGGAACAAATTTTCCGTCTTCTGTCTTAGTATACAATACTAAGTTGTTTTTGAGAAGGGCCTGAACCTCTGCCTTTGAAGGAATTTCTTTTGAGTGTCCTGAGTCTAATATATGTTGATGCATATCCAATATGTTCTTTTGATTAAACATATACTGAGACCATCTTTCGCTATCTGGTTGTCCTATGGGATATATCTTTTGAGGGGTAGCAACCTTCTCATTTAATATATATTCTTGTATAGTTACCCTATGCTTGTTAAGAATAGAGGCAACTTCTACAACAGTATAGGCAGTTTCCATATTCTTTTTAACTTGAGAATATGAATACATAACTCTCTTCTTGTCTGGGTAGCACCAAGCAATCATTTCATCCTTTGATCTGGATGCCTTTAAAACCTTATGTATCTTATCGTTTAAGAAGAAATACCGTAAGCTTTTTGATTTGCCGTCTCTTTTGATTCCAGCCATTTTCCGAAAGCACTCGTTTCTTTATTGCACATCCAGCGTTTGCCGCACATGATACAGAATAATTCCATATGTAGTTTTTGAGAGAAAACTCTATCTACAAAAACTCGTCCATTACATTTTCCGCACCACATTATAGTGTAAACAACTTCCCGTCAACAACACATGAATAGTCAGGAGCCACATGGATCATCTGAATATGCGGGTAGTCGTTAACAATGTGAGCAATTGCAAATCCCTTTTGCCAGTCATGGTGTTGCATATACTTCATTCCTGGGCCCTTCTCATCACACATATGCCCAAGCTCGTAGCCACGAATCGTTTCTCCCTCACCATTATTTCTTAGTTCATAAGTAACTAGGTGTGAGGCAATTCTATGCGAGTGTCCTCTAATCAATGAAATCTGAAGGTCTTCCATGTCTTTACGAACAGATCCAGTTGCTGCAATAGAGAGTCCATGGTGTACGTGAATATCTCCAAAGCGTCGCTTTGGCAATTCGTTATAGTGAATATATTCATATCCTAGTGAGTCAAGTCCCCATAAAGCTTCTGGTGTTACTTCATTTATGTAGTCTGGAAGTTTTGCATCGACATAATTAAAGATTCTTACATCATGATTACCAAGCGCTGAAAACAATTGAGCATCTGGTAGCATATCTCTTGTCTTTGCATAAAAATCTCTTGCGCCTTTTGCTTCATGACGCATCATTGGAACAATAAGATCCCTGCTATCTGTTTTATGAAGGTTTAAAAACTCTGCTGATCGACCTTCTGTATATTTGCTGTAGCAAGCCTGATCATCTGTGTCACCAAGGTAGTCAACGACATCTGGCTTAAACCACTTCATCACCTTAAACCAAAGTGCAATCATTTTATCATCCTGATATGGGAACTGCTGGTCGGATGAAATCATCCACTTTAAATCGTTACTCATTGTCTACCTTAATATGTAAAAAAGTCACGGGTACGTGACTTTGATGTTACAGTAATTGTAACATATTGATATGGCTTGTCAATAGGCTATTTAAGCCTGTGTGTTGTTATCTACGTTTCCTACAGCTATCCATCGTATAAATAGTCCGTCGGTTGCTGTTGCAATCGAAGATGGGATCAGCAAGCACTTAAAACCAAGCTTGGTTGATTCTGTCAAACATACTGTATGCAAAGCTTTTACGCCAGCATTAGGATTTTCAATTTGTAGCGATACTGAAGGGATGTCGGTAAATGTAACATTACCGTATTCGACTGTATATGGGACAGCTTTCTTTGGCTCTGCTTTTGCTGGAAACGAGCTATGTATTGTAGTATTTGCAGACCTCAGACTAGGAGCTCCAGTTTGGTTTGTAATGTTAATTACAGTAATTTTTTCACCAAGAGCAACCTTAGCAATATTTGAATTCATTCTTTGGATGACTTCAGCAGATACTGGGTCTCCATCATTTATTACTACTGGGTCTATGTTGATAGCCATTATTACTCCTTAGCGTCTTCCGCATTCTTTGTGTCTGCTAGCGTAGTCATTTCTGCACGTAGTATAGCGATATGTGTCTCATATTGTGAGACAATTTCTCCAATGCGCTGTTGTAGTGCTTGAACTACAAGTTCTAATTTTTCCATTATATTTCCATTCTATTCATATAAAGAATACCATTAAGCCTGGATTCCGTCAAGTCTTTCTTTAAGTGTATCTACTTCATCTTTTAATTCTTGTATTGCTAATACTAATAGGGCAGACATTCTGTCATAGCCTATGCTTATTGGATCCCCCTGTAAATTGTAGTTTACGACTCCCCTAAATTCTGGAATCAGGGCGAGGTCTTCTGCTATAAGTCCAGATTGTATTGGCTCAATGGCAAGCACATCATCGTTTATATAATTAAAGTTAACTGGCTTAACTCTTAAAGTTGCATCCAAATATCCAGACTTAGGGATTTCAATTATATTTTCTTTAAGGGCTCTACTAGAACCAAGTACCTTTAGGTATCCGCTTGAGTTCTGAACAACGGATGTTCCAGAAGTATTTCCAGATCCAGTTGCCGAGTTCAATGAGTTAGCAAATATTCTTCCGTCTGACCATATTCTAGTTAGATCATTTGCATTAAAAGAAACATTTTGTGTCTGGCCTTGGCCAAGCATAATACTTCTGTTTGCATATATTATTCCAGATCCTTGATTGACACCAAAAAGATGTATTTGTCCTGCATCGGATGTTAGAACAAGCGACCCATCATTTACTCCTCCAGATGAATTGCCTGAAAATATGTAGGCGTATGATCCTGCCGTACCTAAAGTTAAGCTTCCAGCATATAGCCATGCTGTTTGATTTTGATTATATAAATTTTTTGATTCTATTTTTACACCTGGGCTGCTAAACCACTCTGTGTTATTTGAGATTAACTCAACGTTTCCTTTAAATGTTCCGCTTGCTCCTGTTATACTACCCTTAAAATAACCATTGTCTGCATACACGTCGCCTCTAAATATTGCAGTTCCAGTAGATGCATCTAGTAGTATTGAGTATAGTCCAGTAGATGGATTCGTCATATATAAGCCAGTCTCATCTAAATAAACTGGCCTTGTTCCGCCAGAACGTATTTTCATATTATTACTTGCTTGCAAAGCATTAATAACTCTTGTAGTTGGGTCTACGCTTAGCCCGTTACCTTCTTGGACTGCTGTTGCGCCCTTAGCAGCATTTCCTTTTACAGTTGATGCTGCAACTCCATCTATGGTTCCGCTAACATTACCAGTCAATGTTCCATTTGGTTGAAGCGCATTGTCGGCAGCGGTCTTTGCTGCAAGAGTGTCGTCTAAAATTTGTTGTGCTGTTTTCGATGTACCAAATGTACTTCCAAGGCCAATGCTTCCACTAATAATCGCATTGGTTGCTCTTAGGACTCCAGAGGAGTCAACGCTGAAAGATGCATTTGCTGGATTATTGTTGCCAGACCATAACTTATAATATGTTCCAGGCGTTCCAGCAACAGCCCAAGTTGTAGTTCCATCTATATAAACACTTGTAGCTAAAGAAGATCCAGCACGAATTTGTCCAGCGCTATCTAGGGATATATTATTTTTTGAAAGAGTTGTAGAAGATAGGGTCCATCCACCAATAGTTCCTGCATTTGCAGTTATTGTTCCGTCTGCTGCATTTAATGTTACAGAGTTGGCACCATTAGCAATTTTGAGTCCTGTTGAGTTTAAAGCAAAACCGTTACCAGTTAATGTTCCTGCCGTACTGATTGTTCCATTATAAATAGATGCGCCAGATGTAGAAAGATTTATGTTTCCGCCAATTGTTGCAGTTCCTGTTGCGCCGATATTTCCATCTATGTTTAAGGTTGAGCCATCCCATTTAATGTAATTGCTGGTTGGTCCACCTACTTTAAATTCTGCTGTGCTACCTGAGTTTATGTACCAGTAGTTGCTGGCGTTAAATAGTAAGCCACGCTTGCCAGATACAACGCCATCACCGAATTTAAATGCGCCAGCAGATATATATCCATTCATGACTGGTGTTCCTGGTATTGCTAATGTGCCACCAGAAACATATCCAGAAGTTGTATTGTTGTATTGATCATATGTCGCTACTGCAAACTCGTATGTTACTCCAACGCCAAGCCCTTCTAATTTGTACGATGTACTAGAACCAGGAGAATCGGCATATGAATATACAGAGTCTCCAACAGGCTTAAACCTTATTCTGTATCCTCGAATGTCTCCAGATGTTACTGCGCTCCATTGTATTGTGGCATAGCCATTAAATCCAAGATAGGCAGATGGGTCAATGCCACCACTCACTGTTGCTGAGCCAACTGCTGGTGGCCCGTCAACATCGACAATGACTGGGTCTGTGGGTTTTATAACTCCACTTATGTAGTACTTGTTTGCACTTGTTGTGTCTGCATGAAAAAACTTATCTCTATGTAAAACCTTTATATATCTATCTGCTGTATTAGATGTAAGAATGTTTGCCTGTGTTGAGTTTCCGACCCACACAACTGGCTCTGAGCCAGTAAATGTTGAAGAAGTTCCCTCCCAAATAATTGTGTCAACATAGTTTTCCCATGTTGGCTTATCCCATTTAACCTGATAAGAAAGAAGGCCAGAAGTAACAACAACATTAGATGGCGGCTGTGTGTAATCTGGAACAGCTGCGGCAATCTGCTGTCTAGTTACAATAAATCTTGGTGATGGTGGACCAAATACAACAGTTTTATCTGCTGGGTCGTCGTTAGTTAATATGTATGAAAATATAAATGCGTAGTCTTTAAATAAGTTTAAGTCTATATTTTCTATGACTAAATCATAGGAGCTCTGACTAGTAGATGATACAGCTTTAGCAGCAGCAGCTGCATTAGAAGATAGGTCTGGTGCTGCATCTTGTGGTGAAGGTTGATGCCCACCAGAATCTAGGTAGTCAGCTTTTGTCATTTAAAAACTAAGTCCTAGTCTGTATTCTATATCCATTTGCTTACCAGCAACCTTAACAATTTCAGAAGACAAAACAGATCGACTTATCAATCCATATATTGGATCAAATGAATCCTCATCATTAATTCTTAGACCATCCATATATACTGTTGTACCAGATATTGTTTTTGACTTAGCCCCAATAAGTATTTTATTTATTGAGCTAGCGTCTGGTGTTCCAGATTTATACGAAGATCCGAGAAGCTCAGAAAGCGTTTTACTTTTAATTTTATCTGGTGTCTGCGGTGATGTTATTGATGCGTCACCTGTAATTCTAGTTTCAAAATAATCAGTATCTCCGCTATAGAATCTTATGTACACATAGTCAAGATTAGTGTCTGCCTGTCTGAATGCAAGTGTTAGACTGTCGTATATGCTATAGCCAGACAAATCAAATGTGGCATTAAACCAATATTCTTTTGTAGAGTAAGTCGCTGGTGATGTTACTGCTGGTGCAGTTACTTGAAATAAATATGATCCAAGCCTTGGCGTTGGAGTAGAAACAAGTGTTGGGTTATTGCCAGATGAGTCTACCCACGGCAAAGCATTTTCAAAAGAGCTTATGTATCTATTGGAATAGTCTGACTTGCTTGTTGATTGTGATGGGAACAGCCCAACTTCCTTTATGGATCCAGCCACGTCATTAGGCAGTGAAGTCTTGTATATGACAGAGTATGTTGATATTCCAGTAACTGGGTCTGTTTCAATATTAGGTGAGTTCAGATCAACTGGGACCTTGTAAAATTCAAAACCAAGTCTTGTATCATCGACTGTCGGGGTTTCAGACCCTATGCCAATAGCTATTGCCTTGCTGCTAAAACCTAGGGTGCCAGCTAAATAGTTTGTTAAGAATCTTTTTCCAAACTTAGTTAAAATATTATCCTGTCTATGAAGCTCTACTCCATCTTGATAAAAGATATAAGTGCCTTTCATCTCCATTATCCACCACCCCCTTGTACGCCACGAACGGCATCTCCTGAATTATTTTTTACATTAAAATTAAATTTTAATTTAGCATTTCCATTAATATCATTAACTACATCTATTTTCTTTAATGTTATATCTGCTAATGTTGGAAATGGCTTTTGGCCAGTTCCATCATCTGGTATGGTGTATTCTTCGCCCTTTTTATAACCGCTAGTCGGTGGCTTTGAGTTGGGCAGTGTTAATATTACACTTCCATCTAGTTGTGCTGTTACAACCAGGTCGTAATATTGACTTTTAAGAATGTCTACAAGCGGATCATCTGCTGGTAGCTGAATTTTCTGCTTAGTAGTAAAACCACTAAACTTTATCTTATTATTATCTACAGTTGCCATTTTATCATTCTACCATTTTATCCAGTATAAATCGACCTGCATTTTACTGAGGTGGATAGTCCGTTGTCCCAGGAATGACCTATGTCTAATACAACGTATTTGCTTGCAGATTTACCAGATGGAATTGTATCGTCTGAAGCATATACTGAGTTTAGGGGATATGATATCTCAACCATATCTCCTACTTGAATTAGAGGGTTTGGAAAGCATTGTATATCTATTGATGTTTGCTGTCTGGACCATTGGTCTTTCATCCATGTAGATAGCTCTTTTGCTTCCCGCTCTTTCTGTATCCAGGTTGAATCAAATCCAATAATTTCAATGTCTTTTAACTTTGCTATTTCTGGGTCTATATACTCAAACGGATCCGTTGCAACGATTTGATCTCCTACTACCTGGAAGCTTCTTGTCTGCCCGTCAGCAAGTGGAACAAAGGTCCCAGCATTATTTAAAACATATGCCTCTATACCAAAAGAATTGACTGATGATCCAATAAGTGTAACAAATGGATTTAAAGTTATTTGTGCAAATCTTGGCTGGCCTGGTCTTTGTGCATACTTAGCGCTTATATATTTTAGCTCTCTGGCTACTGGGCCAAACTCTTTAAAGAAGGTTGGGGATGAAACCTTTGATCCTTTTGTTAAAACAAAGTCTCCAAAAGATTGAGATAGATATGACTGTGAACCAAGCATTCCGCTATAAGGATTATAAGGTGTAGTAGAAGCAAATTGAGATTCTGAAATTGCGTTGCTATACAAGTAGTCGTAGCTAATTGAACCCTTTTGTGAGAATAGTCCTACTTTTTCTGTTATAGGCAATACATAGCTAGCCCCGTTGTCTGTGGCTATAATTGTAGTGTTATCAAATTTAATTTTAAATGTTCTTCTTGTTGTATCGTAATTAACTTTAACATCTAGGTTATACAACTGACCACCAGAAACACCAGTTACAGTTGTTGTATCTCCTTTTTGAGAGTCTGTTATTGCAACTTGATAAGGCTTGGATCCTTTTTTAAATCTCCACAATCTTATATTCTTGTCAGTCAATTTACCCGTAGCGGTTGTCTGCTCTGTCTTAATTTCAATATAGTAACCAGTAGCCCCATTGTCCGATAGGCATATGGCAAGTCCACCTATTACCTGATCTGCCCCAGTTAATCTTCCAGCAGAGTCTTTCATTAATGGGAAGTAAAAGCTCGTTCCAACAGAAAAGTTTTTTGTAGTTGAATCTATAAATTTTGCATCTATAGTTGCAACTGTGTAGTTTTTATTTAATGACACAGTGCCTGGCTGTGATACTGTGAGCATGGATCTCGGAACACTTTTACCAAAACTATCAGAAGCCTCTATAGATATTTTAGAATTATCTATAGAAGGAGTGCCAGTAGACTGTGTGGACTCTGTTAACAGCCTTACCTCAAAATCATCTTTGTAGTCCGCTATGTCTACACTGTGTGAAGATACGGGGGTGCCAAATGCTCCTCTAGTTTTAATTCTATATTCTCCAGTTGGCTTAAAACTATTTACTTGACCTAGCGCCTGATACTTTTGAAGGTCTATGTCTGACTCTATCCATTGGCTTTCAGGGGAGCCAGCAAGGCTTGTATATGAATATCTGATTGCATCATACTCTATAACTTCATCATTTAAAACTAGGAACCCAGTTTTATTTAAAGCTCTTAGATCAAGTCCGTCCATTGTTGTTATTAAATTTATCCATAGAGAAGATCCAGCCAAAGAAGATGCTGCTAAATTCTTTACCAATGCGCCAGCTCCAAGAGAATACACTGGTGACTGCCATAGGAGATCAGCGCCAGCATTATAAGAAGAACTCATTTGTGGCCTATAAAGAATTTTAACTCCCTGCACTGACGGCAAATCTTCTTTAGACATTGATATAATATTTGCTTCTTCTTGAGTAACTCCGCTAGAAACAAGCGGGTTGTATCTAAAAGTAAAAGATTTAGTTTTATTTTTATTATAAATCCATTCTCTTGTATAGAACTGAAGTATATTATTCTCATCGAATGTGGCTACCATTTGTGTGTCTTTACATAAGTCCTGTATGCACTCCCAAACAGTTTTTGTATCGTCTGTATACCAGTAGTACGGAGTTATTGCAGATTTATCATTGCCCTCTGGTGATAGGTTAAAGTTATAATTTGTAAATCCTATCCCATCTAGCAGTCTTTTAATAATAGCAGGTGATGGTGCATCTTTTATCAAAATATCTGGCGCTACTATTTTTTGCAATAGTAGGGCCTGGTCTAGTGCTTGCAAATCAACTTGACCAAATTCATCTACTGTCCAAGAATCTGCATAGAAGTATCCTTGCTTTATCTTTTCAATAGTGTTATCTGATTTAGTTATATTGTAATATGGCTTAAAAAGAACATTGTTATAAAAATATGACTTGGTTTTATCAAAAACAAATGTTTTGTCGTAAGAGATTCCAGACCTGTCTTCAAAAAATAACCTAGCATTTAAAGAATTTGCAGTAACATTTCCTACTGGGGTTAGACCATTAGAAGAATCAGATGCCTTTTTTTGTGTGCTAAATGACATTATCTTGTCTGACATATCCTTTACATATCTGGCGGATATCTCAATTACACCCAAGTAAGTGTCTGATACATTTATTGAATTGATCTCAACTATAATAGAGTCTATATCTACTGGCTCCGTAGGAGATGTTGTCCATTCTGTTGTGGACCAGGTTGTTCCACCCTGATAGTATAAGTTAACCACACCAGTTGAGTCAACGCTACCATTTGTTAAAACAGTTGTTGTTGTTCCGCCTTTTGTAATTTTTACTGTCCATGTTACTGGCTTTACATATGTCATGTCAGACCAGACTTTCGAAGTTCCATTGTCTGACACTAGGCTTCTTAGTCCGTATGATGTTTCAAACTTAATAGATATCTTATTTGTAACTGTATTCTTACCAGATGGATAGGAAACTGTTAATTTACAATTTGATAGAGATGTACCGCTTGATTTTGGCGTTACCCAATACTGATACTTATTCTTTGATCCAGCGTAATACATTCTGTATGGCTCTTTAATTAGTGTGTTGTACGGCAACAAAGCGTTATAGGTTATACCAGAATTACTTGTATTATTAGATATAAAGTATTTAATTCCAGCAGAAGATGGTCTCTTAGGGCTTATAATACTTGCAAGCGGGAATAGCTTTAAAAATGGTTTGTACTCTACGCCAGCAGAGTCTTTTAGTGTTACTGTTTCCCCGCCTAGATTTTCAACAGCAACTCCAGCGATAAGGTCGTTCATGTTATATTCAGCCCATAGCCCTGGCGACATTGATAGAGTTGAAGACTTTTTAATTTGATTTAAAATGTCTGTTGATGAGCTTAACATTATACTTGTTCCAGTGTTAGACTAACATCCCAAAATTCTTGTGGATCTACTCCGCTTACCATTTTGACATTTCTTTTATTTATGCTAAAGCTGCAATTGGTAAACATGACTGTTATTATTTCATCTCTTGCTGAGACTCCGTTGTAAGATATTTTTAATTTAAATGAGCCTATTCCTTTTGCTTTATAGAATGCTCTAATTTGTTCTGCGCCGTAGCCGCCATCGACAGTCATTGTGCTTGTTGAAGGCAATGTATTCCATGAGCACTGAATAGAATATTTATCTGCAATAAATATTTTACGCATGGTTCCATTAGCCATGCGCTCTGCTCTTTCAATTCTATTTGTATCTAAAGTTACTGTCTGCCTATTATGCTCTGACAGCTTAGTCCAGGTAGGGGTAGCTGCATCTGTTCCAGTGTCAATAAACAGTAGTGATCCTACAGGTAAAGTTAGCGCCATTATGTCCTCTTTGTTCCTATCATTTTAGCATTAAGCTTTGCATCTTGTCCAATAGCTTGTTTTGTCATAGAGACAACCTGTCTTACAAATGTATCTGTGTTCATTCCGTCAGATGGATAAATGTTTTGTGTTAGATTAATTGTGCTTCCTGATCCAACATTAAATGCTGCTGCCTGGAAATTAGATTGCGGTACAGAATACTGCATATTATTAATTCTTTCAAGAAGTGGAAGTATCCCTGGCTGTCTGACTGCTTGAGCATTTACAACAAATTCTCCATTTGAAACATATGCGCCAGAAGCATATTTACCGCTTGGCATCATTGGCATATAAATAGAATCAGATGTACCAGTTCCTGGTCCAGAAAGTAAACCGCCATCTTTATAAGACTTAACTCTTCCGCTTTGATCTCCCATTGCTGCAAGCCATGAACCAATTACTTTTCCGTCTTGCATTACCATTCCGTTGGAATAGTATGTCATATCACCTTGTTTCCAAGAAGTTTTATGAGCCTTATAAAATGCTCTTGTTGCTGCATCTCTGTTAGCAAATTCTTTACCGCTTAACTTGCTATCTGGAATTATATAGGACTGGCCTTGTGAAGGTGCGCCTACTGGCATGGAGTCGTATTCTTTTTTACTTACTTCTTTTCCAGATTGAGTAAAGTATTTAGTTGAGTCCCCAGTTCCAGTTTTCTTTCCAGCAATTTTTCCAGGATCTGCCAGCGTTGCTGTCTTTGAGCCAGCGTTACCAAGATCTATTTTCTTGCCATTAATAATTACATCACCATTTACAACAATACCTTGCTCTTTTAGAGATGCCTCAAGGCCAGATGATACTGAATCGAAGAGGGCCTGCCCAGCTGCAATTCCAATATTTCCATCTTTATCTTTTGGAAGCCCAGACATGTCTACTTTTGCATCTGTCGCTGCTTGAGTAATTGCTGCAAGCATTCCCTTAGCTTCATCTGTTGTCTTCCACTTCTTAAGGTCATCCTTATGAATCTCAATGGCCAGTCTATATGTAGTCATGGCTTTATTTAAGGCTTCAATTTTACCTTCATTAGTTTCAATTTCTTTAGTTACATCGCCAAGCTTTTCTCCTGCGTATGCGGCTGCATCGCCAAGATCTTGCTGCTTCTTTGCCATAGCCTCTGCCGCTTTTTTAAGAGGAGCATTTGCTTTTTCTGTTGCTTCATCAATGGCTTTAATCTGTGCGTCATACTGCTGTGTGGCAACCAAGCCTTCAAGATCAAGTCTTGCTTGCTGTGCCCCAGCTGTGTTTCCAGTAGCCTCTGCATTTTGAAGCTCAAGTTTTTTAGCCTCAATTGCTCTTCCAGAATCTTGTTCATTCTTTTTATCCTGTAGTGCTTTCTTTCTTGCCTCTGCTAATTTATTATTAGCATCAATTTGCTTGTTAATTGCAGCAAGTCTATCTCTATCAGATATTTGTTGTGCTACTGATTGTCCTTTTAATGCTTTTTGATATTTTTCTTGCAATCCCTTAAGTTTATCTAATGCAGCATATTGCGTCTTTAGTATTCCGCCTCTATTTGTTGTTTCAACGCCTTTTGCTACTGCGCTCTGCAAAGCATACAGAGCATTTGTTTGTGCAGCAGATAGACCAGATAAATCTCCAACAAATCCTCTTGCTTCAATTCTTGTTTTTTTCCAAAGAGTTAGCGCAGTATCTTGCTCAGAGGCAATCTTTCTTAATGCAGGATTTTGTTTTTCCATTTCATCAAGTGTTTCTTTGCTAAGTCTTTTCTGTCCTTCTAGCTTACTTGATATCTCATCTAGCGCCTGTTTTTCTGCATCCCATTTAATTGAATCAGATTCGGCTGTACTAATAAATGAAGGCTTATTCTTATCTTTTTTACGTGCTTTCATTGCTTCAGATTCTTTATCTGCAATTGCAGTGTCAATTCCCATTGCTGCAGTGTTAAGAGCATTTGCTTGTTCAGTTGGGTCTAAATCTTTTCTAACTGCATCGCTGTACGTGTTAAGTGCTTCACGGGCTGCATCAACAGAAGTTTTAATATTCATAAAGGCTTTAGATGAAGTTGTAAAAGCTGATGTGTTATTTGATTGATTAGAGGCTTTATACATTGCATAAATTTTTGCTGTTGCATCTTCTGCAGACATCCCCATAGACATTAGCTGCTCTTTTAATCTTATAGCAAGATCTGCTTGATCGTCATAATCAGTTTTATTAATAAGAGCTATTTGATCCTTATATACAGAGTTAACTTCTTTCTTTAACTTCTTGTATTGCTCTATTGTTAATTTTAATGGTGTCCCAGATGTAGTCATGCTCTCATACATCATTTGATTTCTTTCTTTAACAGCCTGTGCGTCTGCTACTGTTTCTTTTAATTTCTTATTAAAGTCGGTAAATCTAAGCCCAGCCTTCTTTGCTGCCTCTGCTGTCATTCCATAGCCTAGTGCATTTAGTCTCATGCTTTCTTTTTGAGCCTGCCAAGCTTTAAATGTAAGTCCTATTGCTGAGACTGTTGCGAATGCTATTAGGTTAAATCTTGTCATAGCCATTCCAATTTTTCCAATAATCCCTGGAAGCATTTTCCCGCTAGTATTTAATTTATCTAGTCCTGCGCCCCACTTAGTTAAACCACCAGTTTTTTCAGAGAACACTCCTACTGGACTCTTCATTGATGCAGGTATTTTTGACATCAACTTGCCCTTGCCACCGCCACCCATCATAGCAGCAGACTGCATCATCATAGGCAACATAAAACCAACTTGCTGGATTATCATAGCTATGATTGGGTTTGCAACCTTACTAGCAATAAATTGTGCTCCTGCTGCGACTGCCATACCACCAGCAATCTGTCCACCAATTCCGTATTTATTATTTGGAACTATTCCGCCAGAAACTCTAGGAACAAAAAGTTCAGGTCCTTTTTCTCCAACAACATATGCCTGCCCTCCATTAACTGGGCCGCCTTTTTCTCTTCCTTCTAGACCAAATATAATCTTCTTTAAAGATTCTGTAAGTGGGGTATCCTTTTTAGATTCCCAGTTTAAATACTTTTGTCTTAAAATATCTTTATCTATTGGCGATAGTTGTTTTAATACAGACCTATCTCCAATCAAATCGGATGCGGCTGATCTTACTACTGCGTCTAGGACGTCTGGCTCTAGGGCATTCTTTAGAGATCCCTTTGCATCCTTAACATAACCGTAAGGCTTTTCTTTTGCAAGAGCTGCTGCAAACTTGTCGTAGAATAGTTTTTGAGTATGCTTTCTTAGTCCAGTATTTGCAAACAAAGTATTAGCCATTTCAATAGACAATGAATTTACACCCCATGGCGCTGACTCATACATACTTGGCTTTGGCGCACCTGTTGGTCCAAATCCTGCACCTATTCTATGCATTGCTTTACCTTTTAATACATTGCCAATCATTCCGCCAATTGCAAATCCATTTGCTGACGATTTAAATCCAGCATCCGATAGGCTAACAATATGTCCAGACTGTCTTCTCTTTAATTCTTCTGCTGCTGCAATCTTAGCCAATGCTGCTGGTGTAAGGTTGCTTTCTTTTGAAGGTACTACTGCGGAGTGCACTCCATGAAGCTCTCTCCACTTTACCTCTCTTGCATCTTCAAGTCTTTTAATCATTTTTGCATAGACAACTTTTTCTTGCTGATTTAGATCAAAGCTACCAATAGTTTTTTTGAGTCTTGGCAGAGTTGCTTCAATTTCTTCAAGCATTCTTGAATTGTAAGCGTCTGGCGTCATACCCTTTGGAATGTCCATTGTAGACTCAGCAAAGAACTTCTTTGCTCCGCTTCCCTTAATTCCAAGTAAATTAACCATTGCTTGGTCTCCAACTGAAGGCATGAATCCAGCATAGTCTCTTAGCCCAGATGCTGTTGAAAATACTCCAGCAGTCCCAACATCAGACAAAACATTTCCAGATAGATTCCCTCTTCCTAGATCTTTATCTCCACGAAGAGATGATGCAAGAAGCTGTCTGAAATACTCATCTGTAGTAAATTTACCGTCTTGCACAGTAAGGGCTTTATCGAATGGTGATTCAAGAACTAGTAGCTTTCTCAATCCCTTTGGATCAGTTGGATCACGCATTACATTGAGACTTTGTTTTGGAGCCTTTAGTCCATGTGCTTCACGAGCAATTTGTGTTGCTCTCATTTCAGCAAGTGCTGACTTTTCATCAAGCATTGGTTTAACAAAAACCTTTTCGCCGTTTCTTGTATATACGCCACCGATACCAGGAACTGGGAAGCTTCTTCCAGATGTTGGCTCTAGTAAATCTCCATACTCTGTTACTGGATGCTTTGCAAATCTAGAATCTTTAACTGCAATGTCTGCCTTTTCCATTGCTGCTTTCATCGCTCTTTGTTGTTCTACCTGCTTAATTGTTTTAGGCATACCAAGGAACAATGCTTTTCCTCCGCCAAATAATCTTTGTGCAAACTGTCCTGGAATTTCTCCGCCTGAATTTGCTGTAATTTTCGTTGTTAGTGGAAGAGATCTTCCTCTGGTCAAGAGCATACGCATCATTGCGGTCATCATGTGACCTCTTTGAATTACTGGCAGTCTTTTTATAAGCTGTGAAGCTTTACCGTATTTTAATTCTTTTGCTAATGTATCTGCTGATATTTGTGCGGTAGATTGATTTAATGGAACTCTATCTTCAAATTTACCCTGGGTCATAGCACGTAGCCAGTTTGTAAAGCTGTTTATAGTTTTGCTTCCAGCTTGTGCATTGTATCCATTACCAGTAGTTCTATTACTTTTAGTAACACCATTTTCTTTTGTAAACATATCTTGGTCTGGATCCATGTGCTCTGACGCATAATCAATAGTTCCATCCGCTCTAAGCTTAAACCCATTTAATACTCTCTGTAAATTAACCTGGTCTATGTCCATTCTTGACATCAATGTATCTAGTAATGCTTTTGTCGGTTTAATTGCTGCAATTTGAGGTCTTTTTCCAGGTAATAATTCTTCTGGCTTGTCTTGACGAAGCAGGTCTCTATAGTTAACTTTGTTGCCACGACTGTCCGTTCTTCCCATGCCCTGCATGTCAATATAATCTTGCATCGCTCTTGCCTGCATAATTCTTATTTGCTTATATTTTGCTCTATTTACTTTTCCAGTTTTAGAGTCAGTAGACTTTAAAATTGCTTCTTCAAAATCTCTTTTTGCCATGTTTATTGATTCGTCTTCAGAAAATCCTAAATGATTTAATACTGCTGAATCATGCAGCACAACTCTGTTTTTTAAAGATGACTCATACTGTGGGTCTGTGTTTCTTTCAAGCCATGCCTTTAACCCTTCAAAAATATTCATTGAAATTCCGCCACCAGATGATCTTCCCATTCCAGATGTATTTCCAGGCCCCCCATTTAATGCATGCATTAGTGGCATATCTTTTTGTGCAATATCTGCTGGAATGACAGCCTCTCCTGGTGTCAACACAACGGGAACTTGACCGCCATTATTTCTATATACTGGCTTTCCGCCTAAAATATTTTCAATTATTGGCATATTGGCTTCTGTGCCAGCTTTGTTAATTACAAATGATCCCTCTTCTGCTGTTGTGTGATATGTGTCTGTGTCGCCAGTACCTGGGACAATACCACCCTTTGCAAACTTAGGCTTTGTTGTTTGAATGTTATAGCCTGCGCCTGATGTTCTAACTCCACCTAGTGATCTTGCAATCTTATCAACAATATCTTTTGTTGTTCCTTTATGGAACATTTCCTTCATGTTTGATTTTCCAGTTAAAGGGTCTACCACTGGTTGTGATGTCAATGGGACTGTAGTTAGATTTGCAACTCTTCCCATACCAGCTGCAGTTGCTGCTGCAGTTTCGGCAAGCATTGCCTCTACTGTCGCATTCATTTGCATAACTTTTGCTCTTGCTTGATCTACGGTTATCTTGCTAGCCTGTAGCTGTGCAACTATTGCTTCTGTTTCGGCAGCAGCTAATTGTGTTATTTCAGAAAATTGTGGTAGTAATGCTTGATAAGAATCTGCTAGGCTGGATGTGACTGTGCCAGTTGCCGTTACTTCTGCCTTTAGTATCTTGATTTCTGCTTCGGACTGCATCGCTATTGCTGCTGTCATTGCATGCCATTTTGCTGCCTCTTGTGCAACGATACCAGTAGATATTCCATTTATAGATGTGACACCTGGAATCTTTGGCATATCTTGATTCATGTATGCTTGTGGATTTTTTCCAATTCTTACATTGACTGGGCCTGCTCCAGGAACTGTTCCAAATATTGTTCCCATCTGCTGGCTTTGTGATGGTATAAGGTGTGACATATCTCTTGAATATGGATCACCAACTAATGGATTATTCTTATCTACCATTCTTTGTCCAGCTCCGCCAGCAGCAATTACTCCACCTGCTACTGTAGAAATTGCTGGTTGCACTGCAACCTTTGCTGCGTTTGCCTTAAGCTCAAGATTATTAAAAGATTGTGTTAATGTGTTTACGGCATTTGATAAAACAATTGTAGCTTCCGTGTCCGAATAAAATGATGTTGCTAATCCCTTTGCTGCTGCATCTGCAGCCATTATTTCTGGGGTAAGTAACTTAAATCCTTGTCCACCTTTAGCAAGTTGTCTTAAATGGAATATGCCTTTTACTACATATCCAATAAAGTTACCCATTACACCAGCCATCATAATGAGAGGACCAGCAATTGCTGTTAAGCCTCCCAATGCATTTAAGAATGTTTTAACTGGGCCTGGAAGGTGCTGGAAGAACTTGATAATTGAATCTACAACTTTTAATACTTGTGTGCTTATTCTTAAGAACTGCTCGCCTGTTTGTGCTAAGTCTGCCTGTACTGATGCCCATGCTCTTTTAAATTGTCCAGATGCTGACTCTGTCATCATCTTTAATTCTCGCTCAGATATCTGTGCAAGATCTACTGCGCTTGCCTTCATTAAGTCCATGACTTGAAGTGTCTGCGATCCTTGCTTTCCTAAGTTTTCAAATAGTGCAGACATTCTTGCAAACTGGAACTTGCCAAATAGTTGCTCAATTGCTCTTGACTTATCTAATGGGTTTAGTTTATCTAACGCTGCTTGTAACGCCATAATGGTTCCCGTTAAATCACCAGCATTACTATTTACAATACCTTTTAAATCAATTCCAAATCCTGCAAACTGTTCTGTTGCAACTTTAGTTGGGTTGATGAGAGAAGCCATTGCTGACTTAATTGCGTTAGCGCCTTCGGCAGCATTTACTCCACCCTCTTTCATGGCAGTAAGGTAAAGTGCTAAATCTTTTACATCTCCGCCAAGCGATTTGATTACTGGTCCCGCTTTAGGGATTGCTTCAGTTAAATCTGCAAGGCTTGTTGATGTCTGGTTTTCAACTGCGTTGAGAAAGTCGATTGATTGTGTAAGCTCTTCTGTATTTTGCTTAAATGCATTTTGAATAGCAAGTGTTGCTTTCATAGCATCTTGTCTATCTACTTCACCAAGAACTGCAAGTCTTGTTGTTTGCTGAGTAGCTTGAATTAAATCATTTCCCTGCTGACCAGTTGCTGCAAGGTCCGCTGCTAATGCAATTGTTTCTTTGTATGCAACTCCGTATGAGCTAGCAATCTCTTTTGCTGTAGCAGTTATGTCTTTTCTAACTTGGGCTAAGTCTGCTGAAGATGTGGCTGCAAGACCGCCATAAACTTTTGTGAGTCTTACTAGCTCTGCATCTGCTTCTCTAAATGCTTTTTGTGCAGCCATTCCAAATGCTGCAAGCGGTACAGTCAAACCAACAGTTAACTGACGACCAGCCCACTGTGTATTCTTACCCCAGTTGATAAGCTGATTAGATCCATCAAGCATAACCTTGTTCATAATTGCTGCTTCTTGGCGAGCAAGTGCCATCTTGTTCTTTACTTCATCTAAGCCTTTTGCAACCATTACGTTGTACTGCATTAGGCCTTGTGCATTTTTACCAACTGGCTGAACTATTGCTTGCTGAAGCATTACTTGCTGCTTTGCAAGATCTCTAATTAAGTTGCTAGTTTTCTTTGTATGGCCGTTCCAAGCATTATAGTAATCGTTGAGCTTTAAACGGCCTCTATCTAAGTTCTTGCCGAACTTGTCTACGTCTGAAGATAGCGATACAAAGTGTGAAGAGAACTGGCCAGTTGAACGCATCGTTTCTGCAAACGACTTGTTCATTACTGCAATTTGATTTGCAAGCTTAGCGTTAGTTCCCGCTGTTGTTTCTTGTAATTTTACGAGTTGGGCAGTAACCGCAGCTAGTTGAGTTCTTAAACTCGTGAAGTCTGCGTGGGCGGTAATATTGGTCGTGATTAAATTATCTGCCATATACTTATATTACTCTATTCGGTATCCTAATCCTGCGTTGATGCCAAAGCCAGCTTCGCTGGCAAAAGATCCTTGTAGTGAAACAACATCATCTGCTGATGCGTTTATGCCAAGTGCTCTTCTTCTAACATCTTCGAAGGAGGAACCCCCCTCATTTTCATTACTGCTTTCATTTAAATCTACTCCCTGAATTGAAGCTAAGAATCTTCTTTTCTCCGATTCAGTCTTTTGCATTGATTTAAAAGTCTGGATTAACTCTGGCATTGAAAGATTATCTTCTAGTTGTTCGTAATTTATCCAATTACCAAGAAGAAAAACTTCCCCTTCTAAAGCGGCTAGATCTAGTTCTGACCAGCCAGTACTGCTGCCGCTAGTAGGTTTGGGTCGTCCATCTTAATTCCGCCGCAAACTTCTAGAATGCGATTGATAGTTGGAACGTCAAGTGT